CCTTGATTATTATATAATTCAAATTCATTGCCATTCATACAGACTTGTGCGCCCTGACCTGATCCACCATTATTTAAAATTTCTAAAAGTGTTAATGCATCATTAGATTGGAGACTTAATGTATATGGAGAACTTCGATCTAATATAGCATCACCAATTACTAAATGCCCAGTTTTGATTTGATTGCCAGTGGTATAAATTAAATTATTTGCTATAATATTTCCATTTACTTGTAATTTTTCAGATGGAGCATTAGTTCCTATGCCAACTTTGCCATCATTTTTTATAGTTAATCTTACTGATCCATCAGAAGCATTTTCCGCTGTATAAAATATTATGTCTCCACCTTGATAATTCCATTGTTCAAAATTATTACCTTCTATTCCAAAAAATACTCCTTTATTCGCGCCACTATTATTTAAAATTTCTAACCAAGTTCGGGGGCTATTAGTCTGAAGACTTAGTGTATATTGAGAATTTGGATCTACTATGCTAATTGCATCATCACCAATTATTAAACGACCAGCCTTAATTTGATTTCCAGTATTGTAAATAAGATTATTTGCATTTACTTTATTTAAAACTAAATTACCACTTGTTAACCTTGTGAGGTTTCCACTAACTATTCCTAATAAAGAACTATTAGAATAGGTATTAATAGTATCAATTGTAGAGAAGCTATTGACGTTTTTTGATGACATAATATAATTTACACTTAATAAATCAATACTTTAGAAGTATTTGAATATAGGACATTACCACTAGCAAATAAGCCTTTTGTGCCAAAATCTGGATCTAAATCAAAAGAAAAAGCCAAATTAGCAGTTTTATTAGAACCGATAGATGAACTATAGTTAATATTATTAAATTTACAACCACTAAATATTAATCTTGTAGGATATACATTATTTGGATTATTACCAAAATTTACTATTATATTATAATCACTATCAGCATTTAAAGTATTAAAAAATGAACCACTAAGATTTTCTTTAACTACAAAAGACATATCAAGATTACCATTTACTGGAAATTGAATTGGTCTACTTAATGGAAATTTATAATTTAATGCTCTTAAACTATCTCTTTTAAAATCCAAAGAAAAATTTAAACTTTGAATTGTATCTGTATAAAATAATACACCAGTAATATTATTTGTATAAAAACTAATATTTGCATTTCCTGGTAAAAGAATATTTTGTCCACTAATACCAGTTTGATTATAATCTAAATTTCTTGGTACAATTACTAATTGATTTTGAATTTGATTGACCCCAGATTTTAAATCTAAAACTGTATAATTTATTCCACTACCACTTGTATATAAAACCATATTATCTGCAACGTAATTTTGAGTTATTTTTGGAATATTACCAACAGAAACATTAAAAGAATATTGATTAAGATAACAATTTTGAAAATGTAGTAATCCATAATTTGGACTATTGAAATCTATCACATCATTGACCGAAGATGGATTAACTGATGAGTTTAAAAACTTTGCATTTTGAGCAAATAAATCATTTTCATTTTTATTTATCGCAAGATAAAAATCTCTGTCATTAATTAATGGATCATTTGTGCATAGACCAGAAAACATAGGAACTTGACTTCTAGATTGAAAATTTGCTGTATTGAAATTTAATCTATTTTCATTTGTGAATCCATCTGGAATATAAGAAAAAGTAAAAGTAACTTCTGGAGGAGAATATACTCCATTGAAAATATTTTTCTTTTGATTGAAACCAACTAAGTTTGTTCTATTTTGTTGAATTGAATAATCAAAGTTTTGTACTTTTTCTATTCTCTTTAAAATTAAAGAATTTGATAGATAGTAATCTGATGAAGCATTTTGTTCTCCAGAATATGGCGCAACAAATAATCCTTCTACATTGTAGATAATTCTATTTCTAGGCATATACCTTATTCCTTAAATAGAATTACACTATTACGCTTTGCTATGATATAATAGTGCAGCCAAATAATTGGTTACTTGATGTTCGGCAGCAATTTCTTGAATATTATTCACTTGGTCTTGGTTCTGATCAAATGGTTGTTCTATATAATTTTCAATTTTAGATTCCCAATTTTCTGGTGATTCATTAGCAATGATTACTTCTAAAAGTTTATCAACGTTTTCAATATGAGCATTACTTAATTTTTTAACATTAAGTTTCTTTCTCAAGGCAGATTTAATTTCTTCTTCTAATTTTTGAGCAGAAGCAATATTATCTTTAATTTTAACTAGAGAATAATTTGCATTTGAACCAATTGGTTTAACATTCTTTGTCGATTGTGGAATGCCAGTTGATCCACTTGGTCTTCCACCAGAAGAAGGTTGAGATCCACCAATTAATGGTTGATAAAAGCCTTGATCCCTTTGTTCTCTATATTGTGTTTGAGACTCCATTGATTCCTCTGGAGTTGGAAGTCTTCCAGTTTCGATAGCTTTAATACCTTCAGAAGGAGTAAGAATTCCAAGTTCCATAAGTCTGTTATAAACTCTAGAATATTGAACATCATCCTTAAGATCAATATCTTCAAAATGAGGTTGTGGAAAGTTTTTAAATCCTAAATCTTTACTGATTCTTCTAATTTCTGGAACTAAGAATTCATTTATAAAAATTGTTCTAGCTTGTTTTAATCTTTCGATGAAAACTTGAACTTTAATACTTGTATTAGCAAATTTTTCGCTACCAATAAGAATATTATTTAAACCAATTTGAATATCTCTATCAACAACTTCGTACTTTTCTGGTCCAATTAAGCTACCAATATTTGGTATAACAAACTCTGCTTTTGTTGTATAGTCTGCTATTAGTACTCTGCCAACGCTTTGATTTTCAAATAAAGATTGCATGGCTTGTAAATTCTTTTGATTGATTCCACCTTTTTCTGGATCAGTTCCCATTGTAACTAATAGAATTGCTTGTTGAGTTGTTCTAGTAACAGCCATATCCATTTTCTTCATTTCAAGTTTCCAATTAATATCATCTAGAACTGGGAAACCCATTGGAATAGAAAGTGGCTCGTAATCTTGTTTTTTATAAAATACAGCGCACATCTTTTGACTATCTAATGGAATTAGCACAGAACGATTACCTTTATTTTTAATTTGGTCTTTAACTTGAGGTGGAAGAGATTCAAAAACTTCAAAATCTTCTGGAGTTTTAGGATTTCTTAATCTTTCCAATTCGTAATCTGTTATCAGCTTATAATAATATCCAACACTAAAATTAATTGTTCCACCAAAGTATACATCCGCAGGATTAATAATGCTATATCTAGCTGCAATTTTAATTGACTCACTTTGAGAAAATGAATTTTTTAATTTATTTCCAAATACTTGAGTAATTCTATTTGCGTCTTCTGGCGTTAGCTCAGTATCAAATCTATAAATAAAAACATTTCCACTTCTATAATATTCCCTAAAAAATTGATCTTGAAAACTAGCCAAATTAATTTTCCTAAAATATGCTTCAAAAAATTCTCTTGATTTTTGACTTCCACCAGTTAAATAAATTGAACTACTGGAAAATTCAGTCATTAAATCAATAGTATTTCTAAAAATACCAACATTATAATAAGCTTTTTGACAAAGAATAACTGCATCTCTAACATCAAGAGTGGCTAAATTTTGAACTGCAACACTATATCTAAATGGAATTAATCCACTATCAATATTTATAAATCTATTAGTTCTTTCTATATCTGCTGCAGCATTTCGCCTCATTGAGGTACTAGCTCTAATTTCATTCCTATTTGCTTTAATTTCTGATCCATAAACCATAAATGGTGGTACTTCTTGATTTTCTGAAGCTTTTGATTCTTTGAGTTTTTTAGTATTTTTAGCCATATTATTTATATAATTACACTTATTTTATCATTATCGGTGTGAAAACCTCGGATATCTCTTCTTTTGGTTGCATTATTAAATCATTATAGCACTTGAGGCCCCAATTTGCTAACATAAATGCTGAATAATTATCTTTTCTGGCTTTATTTGCAGAAGAACTACGCTTTAAATGTTGGGGTAAATCAAAAGATTGAGTACCTCTGCTAGTAGAAGAGTGCTCTACAAGAGTACATTGTTTTTTGGTTTGATATATTAAATCATCTTGACTTTCTATAAAATCTAGCATACCCCAATCTTTACGCTCTTCTGTCTTTAATAAACTAGTATCAATATTTGAATTAAATTGACTATTGAAAAATTCATCATTAGCGCAAGTTCTACTACCAAACCATACTTTTTTATAATCAATACATGCTTGAAGATGTTCATTTGCTTTTCTAATAAATGAACTTGTAAAGACTTGATTAATCGCTATCCTTCTATCAGATAAGTTATATTTATTTTTACTATTTTTAAGCATATTATCGTAATCTTGACCTTCTAAATCAGAATCAAAATCAAATGTCTTAATATCTAATTTGCTATTTTTAAATAATTCAGATTCATTACAAGCAGATAAAAATACATCTGCTCCTGCATTATCAAGAATCATAAATACTATATTAAAATTATTTAAAAGATAATAAAGATAACCTACATGATTTTTTAAATTTCCAAGTCCAGCATAACTATTAACTAAAATACCTTGTTTAGTTTCGTCATCAATCTCAAGTAATGCCATAGCAAAATAATCTGCATTTGGGCTATCGCTCATATTAGGATCAATTCCAAGTATATATTTTTTATTTGGCTCGCCTTTTAATAAGGTATGAGGTTTTTCACCAATTTTAATTGTGCATTCTTCCATCTTTTTGGCATTAAAATAACTATCACTTCCATCAGTAAATCTAGCGCAATATTCTCTTAAGAAACTTGAATGACTTGATCCACCAGCTTGAGCTTCTTCAATAATAGTTTTATCAATCATTTCTTCTGGTAATGCTTCGTAACTCAATTGACTTACAAAGTACTTTGCTTCGTTTACTTCTTTATCTAATATCTTCTCGCTCCATTCATTATAAGTTTTATATAGATTTTCAAATGTATAACTAGCAGATGAAAGAGCTATCATTTTACTTGTATTTTCAAAAACCATTCTCTCTGATTCTTTCATTGATCCTTCTGCGATCAACTTATCTTCTAGCTCTCTTATCTCCATACGCTCTTTAATGTTTTGTGGAGCGACCAAGAATGGCATCAATACATTTTTAATAATTTCTTCTGGAAGCAAAAGGAACTCATCAAGCACAAGAATATTAGCTCGGAATCCTCGAATCTTTTCGCCATTAAGAGGAATAGCTACTATACTTCCACCATTAATTTGCCATTCAAATTGATCATTTCTTTTTGCCTTTGCTCCAAAGCATTGAGCAAGTAATTCTGCGCCCTTGCTATCTACTATTTTTTCAAGATTATTAAAAATAAAACGTGCAGTTCTAAATGTTGGGCCTGCGATTAATATTTTAGTATTTGGTTCAAATATACATTGAAGAAAACAAAATACTGCTGCCATAAATGATTTTCCACAACCACGACCAAACACGCACATATTAAAATTTCTATTCATTAAAGCTTTTAAATGTACTTCTTGATATGGAGCTAATTTAACTCCGCTTATTAGTTCAGTTGTAAATCCAATATTTGCTCTTAAAAATTTAGCTAAACTTATTCTAGCCTCTTTATCATTAAGATAGCCCTTAAGCTCTGCTAGTTCAGCATTAACGTCTTTAACTTCTCTTATATATTTATCTGGACAATATATCATAATAGTTTTAAATCATATGCTAATTGAAGATCTACTTTACTATAAAAACATTTACTAGCAAATATAGATTCAATCGTTCTCTTCATCTCTTCTCTGCCATCAACAAATAAGAATTGCAAATTACTATATTCTTGAATCAAGGATCTTACATTATGAAATATATATTCTGGAGTAGCTTTAATCTTTTTGCTAATATGAGGAAGATATTGAAAGCTTAATGCATTTGCTAGTTTTTCTTCAACAATAACAATCAAATAAGAATTATTCTTTTGAGCTTTATCTATTTCGTTTTTAAATCTATCAAAATTCTTGACGCTAAGTGTGCTTATAAAGTCACTCAAGCTTTTTCTTTCTATATAGCAACCACAATTATCATTACTACAAGCATAATCTCCAAAAGATAATGTTTTAATTTCAAATGGAATATCAAACTTTAACCAACTTTGTTCTCTTGTATCAATATAAATTGTATCTTTTTTATTTAATTTATTAGTAAATTGATTTGTTATATTAGATGGATGAATGAATTTATTTTCTAAACCAATACTTGAACAGATATCATAATAGTCATGAAATATTTTATTATAAAATACAATTGATGGACTCATTATAGTTCTAAGTTCAATCTGTGATGGAGAATAGATGAGATTTTTATCTTTTTTTCTTTTGATTAATAGATTTTTACAATATTCTTGAGCTTGATCTAATGGCTGTTCTTTAAGCCATTTTTTCATATTATTCTTATCATTAAAATCACTATTTAAGTATTGATCTTTAGTTTTAAAATTAATTGTTTCACCAGTAAGAAGATCTTTTTTAGGATAATAAGCATGATAGTATTTCTCTTTATTTAAACCATAACCTCTTAGTGCAAGATGAAGACTTTTCTCATCTTTAAATTCTTTCCCATCTACTTTACATATCACACTCATCCATTTAAAATCTCATCCTTTGAGATTCCTAATATTTTACATTTAATTTCTTCCATGCTAGACAACCTATCAATTTCTTTTTCAATTGTTTTCTTTCGAAGATCTGCCATCTTTAGAAGTTTAGATCTACTCTCTTCTTCTTTCCACATTTGCACAAGATTAATAATTGATGCAGTTTCTTTTACTTGTTTGCTTAGTCTATCGCTCCTCTTAACCTTTAAATCATTATTTAATTTTTGTTGTCTATTAACGCAGTCGTTATATTCTTTACGAGCAGTGCTACTTGCTTCTACAATTGTCATCGGAATTTTTCCATCTTCTTGCATGGATAATTCAATTTGATTTTGAAGTACGTTAATTGTTTGTTGTATGCTAGATGATATGACTACTTCTGTGCAAAGAACTATATATTGATCTACTTCTTCTTGAGTTAAATCACTTTTATCATAAGTATATCTAACGAAACTGCTTTCAAAAAGTTCTCTATCTGGTTCATTATCATAAATATTAATTTGATGTATGAATCTATGAGTATTCATGTAACCAATAAGAGAATTAATTTCTTTTTTATGTTTATGAGTTAATTTGTTCTTATCTATACCATCTAAAACATATTTATTAACTTTAGCAATCATTCTTTCTTCACTACGAGGTGGTCTATATCCTTCTGTAGCAGCATTTTCATTTTCTGTATTATTAAATTTAATATTGGTAGGTATATTTTTCATATACTCTAACACTGATCTAGTTTCCTGACAAAGATTGGTTAAAGCATCATTTTTAAATAATAATCTAGCTATCTCAAGACCAGTCATTGTAATACAATTATTGCTGATAAATTCTTTTTGTTCTATTGTTAATTCTATTAAACCTTTAGCTTGATACTCATGACTTTTCTTTGGTACAATTTGTCTAGATGCTAAAAATAATTTGACTGCTTTGCCTTCTTTTGATCTTCCATCTAGATCATCTCTATTAAATGCAATTTTTACAAGCTCTATAAGAGAAGGTGGATTATTTGGTCTACTATTCCATTCTTGTAGTAGCTTTAATTGCTGCTCTTCAGTCAATATTAAGACTTCTTCTGACATATACTTATTATACGATATCTATCTCGCCATTATATAAATATTTTCTTACTTTTAACATTATAGATTTTTTAAGATTTTTAACTTGTTTGTACCCAGCGGATCTATTTTTTTCTGAAGTTCTGTATCCCATAATTTTCGCTGCTTCTTCTTCGGTCTTATGTTGAATATAAACTAGATTATAAAATTTCCATTCTATTGGTTTAAGTACTTGTATCATTTTGCCATGAATATTTTTCGCTGTTCTTTCAATATTAGTTAAGTCTTCTTTCATGGAAAATACTTCTTGAGTATGATTTTCTAGAGTTACTGGAAGTTTTACATCATAAGCAGATTTTTTGCTCTTTTCCCATTTAGCATATAATGGACAAGAATTACATTGTTTACCATAAATTGAGCATAAATTTTCGCCTTCAAATGCTGAACATTTTAAACATGGACGAGAATAGTTACCATAATTATTTCGAATTAAATTTTTAATTTGATTACTAATAATTCTATTAACCCAAGGAGCTAAAGTTTTAGTTTGATTATATAGTTTCCATTTTTTATAAATATGTATTCTTAATATTTGAGCGACATCATTAAAATCCATCCAACCCAAACTAGTTAAATGCCATTTGCCACGGCGTTTATAAATTTCGTTATCTATTTCTTGGATCTTCTCTTCAAAAGAAGCCTTTTTCTTAGACATTAGCTTCTTTTAGTTTTTCTAATTGAACCAGCTTCTCTTGCGAAATCTTCTAAGACTTGTTTTTTTGATGGTCTTTTTCCACACTTAACAACTCTTGATTCTCTTGCAACATTTGGTTCAGTTCCAACTATGTCTTTTAATTTATGCCCTCTCTTTGGACGACTCTCTGCTTCTACTTCTAGATTATCAATTTCTGGAACATGATCTACTTCTTGACCATAGTCATCTTCATCATCAATATAATCTTCTATATCTTCAACTTCTTGTCTTTGTGGTCTGTTAATTTTTGAACTTGTTATTTTATTAATTTTAGTTGGAAAATTAGATTTTGGTTGTTCTTTAATTAATTTAACTTCTACTGGAGCAGCTTTTTCAAATGACTTGCCGCAAGTAGAGCAAAAAACTGGTTTTTTATCAATATATTCCGTTGGAGACCCACATGAAGTACAATATCTTTTCATTTATATATATTATATATAATAAAAGATTTTATTCTAATTTATTTAATTTAACTTCTTTCCCAAGCAACGTAAACTGGGTTTAATCCACTTACGCTTACAATTCCAGTATAATTAAGATCACTAACGCTTCCACCGTCTCCAGCATTTACAGCAGAATTTGCAGCTAAAACAAAATTAAAACTATTTGGCGCAGCACTTGGTCCATATTTAACATATAAAATACCAGTATTTAAATTTTGAACAAACAATTCTTTTCTAAAGTTATTTGCGTTTAATACTGTTCCATTAGATGATCCAGCTGTAGAATTTGATATATTAGATCCATTATCGTCAAGATTACTAAAGTTTAAACCTCTATAACCAGTAAAACCGACTTCTTCAATATACACCATTGAGACGTTTTTATTAAATTCTGTATTTTGAATATTTGGCATATTTATAATTACACGAAAATTTATTTGATTTCTTCGAATTTTTCGATAATATAAGCTAAGATATCATTTCTCATAATATCTTCGCGACCAAATTTAAATGTGCAAATACCTTTATCATAGCTTTTTTTATCATCAAATAAATTATATATCTTTTCAAATCCACTATTTTTAATATCAGCTTGTCGTATATCTCCAATAAGTATAAGTTTACTAAATTTACCCATTCTAGTAGTAATAAGCAATAAGTCATGTATACTTAAATTTTGAGCCTCATCACATATGATATAACTAGCATTAATACTGAGTCCTCTTAAAAAACCTACTGGCAATCCTTTTACTCGTTCTTGTTTTAATAACATTTCTACTTGACCTTTAGGAAGTAATTCGTGCAATTTATCCATTAATGGTTGAAGATAAGGGTCAAGTTTACTATGTAAATCACCTTTTAGAAATCCAAGATTATGAGAAGAGCTTTCTACTGGATTGCGAATATAAAATATTTCACCAATTTTTTTCTGATTTATAGCGTTTAATGCTGCGTATACGCTAAGAAGACTCTTTGCTGTTCCTGCTGGACCTTTACAAAAAACCATTTTAGTGTTTTTATCTTGAAGCATTTGAATGAATTTCTTTTGGTTATCTGTCCATTGTAATTCGCGAATAGTTAAGAACCCTTCAATTTTATCTCTTTGAGGAACAGGAACGGACTTATCTTCTTTTTGTTTATGTTTTTTAGACATGCTACTTACACAATATATTACACTAAATTATATGTATACAGTCCAAATACTATTAAATTCTTGTTCTGTTAGATTGTAGATTTTTCCATTTTGTGGTTCAATAAAAATTGGTCTAAAGTTATCTGATCCATCATCATTTTTGCCATCATCAATATAAACTATATTAATTGCATGGCCGCCACTTAAATTATTTTCTGCTTTAGCTACTGCCATGTAGTTAATAACTCCTATGGCTATTCCATTTGCATCACTTTCAATAACTTGATCATAATATCCACAACAAAATAGTTTAAAAGCATCTGCAAAATTATCACAATCCCATTTATGAACCCATCTTGTTAGTTTTAATGATTTTAACCATTGCCAATACTTTGGAAATAACTCATCTCTTACCATATCAAGTGTGGGACAAAAGTAATCCTCATCAGAAAGAACAAAATTTCTAGGAAGATTTTTATTAGATATTTTCCAAGGTTCAATTAATTGTTGAGATGATATGATCATAATCTATCTATTCTTGTTATATTGATGCACCCATAAATTGGTTGACCAACTTGAGCTTGAAAGTCTTCATTGGTGAATTCATGCTTTCCTCCTCTGCTTTGATTTGCAGAGAAAGTATCAGTTCCACTATCCACAAGAATTCTTATTGGACTGCTGCCTTCAACTGGGATTTGTAGATAGTATTTACTCTCGACTGTGATAGTGTACTTCTGTAACTCTTCGTCATTAAGGTCTACTTTTCTAACTCTAGTTTTCCATCTTTGACTAGTTGCGCTAGTTGATCCTGCTCCTTCACCAGTATCTGATACAGAAGTTCCACCCCAACCACCCCAGCAATCTTCTGGTCCACCTTCACCGCAAGTATCTCCATTAGAATTTTGAGGCTTATTAAATTCTAATATATCAAGTTTTGCACCAGAGCTTTGTTTCGCTAACCCAAAAAAGAAATTCCAATTTTTTTCATCACTATATATAGAAGTATTATTTTCTGAATAATCTCTACTTCGTGCTCCTCCGATACCTCTGAAACAACCTACTGGGGGTGGACTTGGATCATCTCTACATGGTAATGTTTTTATATAGGCTTGATTACAATATGATATAATTATACTAGTTAAACTATCTGCTCCATTTCTAGCGCTATTTTTATTAGGACATTCTACATTTTCTTTTGAAGTTGCGCTGCATGAATAATTTGAATATCCTACGCGTCTACTATTGCAACTTCCTGTCCCTACTCTTCCTGGTCCTGGTCCGCAATATATTGTTCCATTACTTGATTCAGAAAGTACTCCAAATGGTTCTTTTATTGCTATATATTCACCTTGATCACTAAAACTTGAATCAGGATCACAAGAACAATCCGAACAAAAATAATCTCGAAAATCTCCATTTATACTAGTATGACCTCCACCTCCTCCACTACTTTTCAAACTATAACCTGTATCAATTTCTATATCACCATATTGATTTATTCTGTAAGCATACCAATCTCTTCTATTAGAATCACATGTTCCAGAATCTGAAATATTTACCACACCAAAGCCCCAATTTAATGGTAATTGTCCTTGTCCATTAAGACTAGAAGAACTAGAAGCTGAGCTTTGTTGAATATGATTCCAATAAATTTTATCATCGCAAGTAATACCTATAATATTTTGAGTAATTAAAACTCCTATAGATTCAAATTGAAAACGATCATTAAAAGCGCAGCCTCTATTTCCAACTTTTACATCAATTACTTGTCCCATAAATTTACCTTTTAGAGTTAATATCATTACCTATTGTGATATAATTTTGAGCTGGCGCTAAATATAAAGCTTTGGGCGCTATAGGTTTTAATAGTTTTTTATCAATAATTTGTGGTTTATTACTTTCAATCGGCAATATTTGTATTGTTTTATCTTTAAAATGAGATAATATATAGAAGATTGATCCAATTATTATTGTTGTTATTAGTTTTTTATAGTCTAATATCATATAGTTGTATAGTTATTATTACACTAATATATATGTTATTTTTGTTATATATAATAAGAGTTTTATAAAAATAAAAGGTCCGTGGATTTTTTAGCTTTGAGATATTTAAGTAAGCTTATAGTTTACTTTATTTTAAATAAAAGGGTAGGGGAGTATATAGGCATATATAACATAATATATTATATTTATTGGGGAGATTGATATTAGTACCCCCACGCCTGAATGACGAGCAGAAGCGGTTCCACTTTTTCAAAAAAGGGTAGGGTTTCTAGTTGAAATAGGGGTAGGGGGGATAGATATATATAACTAAAGTCCTAAGTCATTGACTATCAATGAAATTTAAATGAAGAAATGTCTTGTGATAATTCTATTCTGTGATAAATTAAAACCATGAAGAAGAAATTAAACAAGTTCGAGAAGCTGATGGCTAACCTAGAGAAGGCCATGGCTGACCATAACAAAGCGATGAAGAACCTTAACAATGTCGTAAATGAATACGATAAACTCCAAAAGGAAAAGGAATCTTTCCTTGCAGTCACTAACATTTCCCATACAATCGAATAAATGAATCCAATGCAAATCATCTTCCTTCTTACTATCGGCACTCTGTTCCTTGGCATCCTTGCTATGGTAACAGCTAAAAAATAATCGTTGACGAAACATAAACCAAAAGGCATAATCAAAACCATGAAACAAAACCTCAAAATCAGTTACCAAACCTTCGGCGAAAACAATGCTTACCTTCTCGAAGGAAACATTAAACAGATCAATCACTTCTTCAATTCTATCTATAATTGGGAAGGAACTAACGGCAAGTTGCACGATATGGGCAACGGCAAAGCATTCTACTTCTACGCTCACCCTGATGATGTGATGCACGCTCTTACTAAAGTTGCCTTGCATAGCTTGGTTAATAAGATCAACGCCAAGGGTCGCAAGGGTGGACTACTTGACCTTGCCAAGGCAAAGGCACAGAGCATCGTGGATGCTATGGGTCAGACCTGCTTCTTGTGGGGTGCTAGTAGCTCCGAGGGATACAGCTTCGGAACTATCAGCGCAGAAAAACCTAGTGACTACTGTGGTGCAGTTAGCAATGGAAGGGACTAATAGTATGACAGCAGAACTACTCATCGTAGCACTCACACTCTTAGGGGAAGCTAGGGGTGAAGGGATGGAAGGTATGGCAGGTGTAGCTAGTGTCATACAGACACGCATGGCAGAGCGTCATCAGTCAGCTAGCCAAGTATGTCTAGCACCCAAGCAATTCAGTTTCTGGAATAGTGGCGTGAGCGAGTCCACTAAGAACAGATTGCTATCTACACCTCAAGGGAAGGACGCTCTATACCTTGCTGATCTAGTGGTGCATAAACAGCTACAGAGCATTGTGAAGGGCGCAAACCATTACCACGCCATCAGCGTCTCTCCTAAGTGGGCTAGAGACGCAAAGCTAGTGGCTACAATACGCAACCACAAGTTTTATAAGTTGTAAGTAGTTAAATATCAACAACTTAGGGAAGGCGGGTCCCTTGCGTTGTAACTCGTTGATGGTCAATGAAATTTAAATGTAAAAATATCTTGCGATAAGATAAAAATATGATAGAGTAAGAGTATGAAATTAGAAATCAATTCAGCCGTTGAAACCTTGGAAAATGAAATAAATAAAATAATGAACCGAAAAGAATTCCAAGCATTTGGAGATTCTAAAAACTGGAATCTTTCTGAATTCAAAGCCTACAATGATGGATACAATGACGAAGGATGGGCAAGATACAACAACACCTACGAGGAAAACACCCTTGCTTGGTGGTTGTATAATGCTGGTAATTACGATTCTAATACCAACAATTAAAAATATAATTTTGCCAGAATAGCACAGAGGAAGTGCATCTCACTTGTAATGAGAAGGTCATCGGTTCGAATCCGATTTCTGGCTGATCTTAAGACACAAACTGAATAAAAGGAAAAAACCTAAACCCTTTACCATCAGCAACTTATAAAAGTAGGAGCAGTGCGGTTGTAACTTGTTGATGGTCAACGAGATTTAAATGAAAAAATATCTTGCAAAATTTCTAAAATGTGATAAATTAAGAGTATGAAAAGAAAAACAAAATTCGAAATACTCCTCGGAAATTTAGACAAAGCCTCGGCTGACCTCAAAAAAGCTGTGGAAGAATCTCAGAAAAGACTCGATGAAAGTTTCGCAAAATACGAACACAAAGTTGAAGTTGCTCATCATAACTCGATGATAATCAACGAAAAACAAATTGAAAAAATCCCTTGCAATTCCGCTGAAATATGCTAAACTATAACTATAACAAGATAAGAAATAACAAAGAAAGAAAAAAATAAAATGACACATAGAATGATAAATTGGAATTTTCAACGAAAACAAATGCGTGAAAATATGCGAAAAAATATGGATAGTAATGAATCCATCATAACTAACTCTA